AATTTCTGTTGTTGGTGGTAATAGTAGTGGTGCAACAGCAAAACCACAAATCTCCCAGAGATCTAGATCCATACCATTCGATACTAGACTCGATATTTACGGTGGTGGTATCAATCCAGATGGGGAGACTATTCTATTCCTAATAGAACATAAACTAGCCAAGGGCGATCCCATTATCTATGAAAATAATGAAAATGGAAGTATTGGTATTAGTGACGCTGGTGGTGATAACACTTATGATTCCACTAGAACCCTATCTAATGGTGCTGTATACTATGCAGAACCTGTCAATAACCTAACGATCAAGATTTATGAGACCCTAGATGATTTGAATGCTGGAATCAACACTGTTGGATTCACTTCCTCTACTAGTGGTTTTGGTCTTCAAGATTTCACTACTCTTCCTAAGAATCAACTTACTGGTGCTATCATTGATGATAGAGGTGGTGATTTTGTGTACCGTAAGATGGAGTTCCAACCTGGACATATCTATCCCGAGTATGATGAACTGAGATATGATTCTCATGGTTTCTCTAGTGGTGATATTGTTGAGTATGGAACCTTTGGTTCTGTTGTTGGTGGTCTATCCACTGAGAAGCGTTATTATGTTGATGCTCTAGATGAAAACGTTATCAAACTATCTGACGCCGGTATTGGTGGAACAAGTAGGTTTGATTATGATAGAAAAGAATATGTTGCTTTCACCAATTCTGGTGTTGGAACGCAGTTTATTAAGTATCCAGATATTAATGTTGATATTGTTGTATCTTTTGCTTCATCCATCACTGGAATTATTACAGCAACACCTATCATTCGTGGTGGTATAATTCAAACCTATGTTGAGAGAGGTGGATACTATGGTTCTGATATTCTCAACTTTGCTAAGACACCTGAGGTAACAGTTCAGGTTGGTAAAGGTGCTAGAATCAAACCAGTTATTGTTAATGGTAAAGTTGTCACTGTTCAAATTTTGAACAAAGGTGTTGACTACCCAGACACACCAACTCTTCGTGTTATTGATGAATCCGGTGAGGGTGCTGGTGCTCTTCTACGTCCAGTAGTTGTTGATGGTAAAATCCAAAAAGTTGTTATTATTACTAGTGGTGACAAATACGATCCACTCAATACTGATATTGTAGTAGTTGATCCTGCTAGACGTGCTATTCTTGTTCCTAGAATCAGACCACTCACAGTCAATACCTTTGCTAGGTTTGGTTTTGAGGGTCTATCTAATAACGACTACTCTGTTGTTGCTTATGATAGAAAGATTCGTGAGGATGTATATGGTGACCTAGGTGGATCACACTCACCTATTGTTGGTTGGGCAAATGATGGTAACCCCATCTATGGTGGTTTTGGTTATGATGATCCAGAGAACTCCAACTCTGGTTTCAGGGCAATGAGAACTTCATATGAACTCTACCCTAACGAGATCTATGGTCGTCCCCCACTCACACTTTATCCCGCTGGGTTCTTTGTAGAAGACTACAAATTTACAGATAATGGTGATCTAGATATTCACAATGGTAGATATGGTAGAACTCCAGAGTACCCTAATGGAATATATGCTTACTTTGCTGGTATTTCTACTGACGTACAGTCACTAGCTAGAGTACCTCAGTTCCCATACTTCATTGGTCCTCAGTTTAGGGATGGTGCAGGTATCGTAGACGATACAGTATCCCAAAATTATGATATCAATAATGAGAAGGTTTTCCGTAATACTTTCCCATATGCCGTAGGTAACCCTATTATTGGTAGTGAGTTCTTAGATCAATCATACCTAGATGATGTTCAGGATACTATTATCCAAACTATCAATAGTGGTACTGTTGATAACTTAACTATTGTTGGTGCTGGTGTTAGTTACTCTGTTGGAGATGTTGTTAATTTTGACGATACTTTTGACTACATTAGTGTAATTGTTGATCAAGTTAATGGTGAAGAAGTAACACAGATTGAAAGTGTTGTGGATAGTTATGGTAAGGGTGAAACCAAACTTGTTAGATTGGATTCCGACACTGTTCGTGTATATGTTGATCCTTTCCATAACTATATTGACGGAGAGACAGTATCAATCAGTGGTCTAACAACCATCACAGAGGAACTAAGCGGTAGTCATGAGATTGACTTCTCTATGCCTAGGATGACAATATCTTCCCCCCTAGCATATACTCCTTTTGAGACAGTATCTGATATCTTTGTTAATACTATTGTAGATGAGGTTTCTGTTGGTTCCAGCATCACTGTTGGTTTTGGTACTCTATCTGAGGGTATGGAAGTTATTAATATCTTCCCTATCCAGAAAGCACTTCGTGTTAGGAGACCAGTAGGATACGCCTATACACACCCAATTGGAGATACCATTGTTATTTCTCCCAACTACTTTGATATCCAAGAGAGTGTAGACTTCTTCCCGTCCGAAGTTGATTTGCAATACTACTTCAACCCACATCAAACTGTGGCAGTTGGATTAGAAACTGGTGCAAGTGTTGGTTTGGTATTTTCTGTTGGTAATATCGATAAGAGTATCTCAGTACAGACCCAGAGGATATACGCTCCTTCACACTTCTTTAGAACTGGTGAAGAGATTACCTTTGAGAAGAATGATGTTGATGCAGCACTAGTTGTATCTGATGGTAACACTGTATACACACTACCTGGTGTTGGAAACACAGGCACTGCTTACGTTGTATCCCTATCTAGAAATCATATTGGATTGAGAACTGATCCACGAGGTTCTGATTTATTCTTTTCCAATAACGGAACTGACTCTTTCCTATACTCCATCAAGACCAATCGTTTTGCTGAGACTGCAATCGTAGATCGGACTAGAGTAGAAGTTTCAACGAAGACACAACATAGGTTAGAGGATACTGATGAGGTATTCATTAATGTTATCTCTTCTGGTGCCTCAGGTGTAGGTACAAATCCAAATATTAAACTAGAGTTTGATGAGTCATCACAATCACTTATTGTTGACCCATACTTCATACAAACTTCTGGTATTGATACTACAACCAACTTAATCCGTATTACAAATCACGGCTATATTGATGGCGATGTAGTATTATATCAAAATGAAGGAACTGCTGTAGGTGGTTTAACAACTCATCACAAATACTATACTATTCCTTTTGATCGGGATAAGTTCTATCTTGCTGAGACATTTATTGATGTAAGACCTACCTCCAGACTACCTGTAGATCTAACTTCTGCTGGTATTGGTTCCCATAAGTTCTCCAAAGTTAATCCAGCACTCCTTATCACTAATAATAATGATATTGAGTTTGATGTATCATCACCAACCCTATTTGGAAAAACCTTAGAGTTTTTCTATGACCAGACTCTAACTGAGGTATTTGAAAACAATAGTATTGACAGGGAATTCGTTGTTACTGGTGTATCTACTGAAGGTTATTCGGATGGTAGAAAGTCTATCAGGTACTCTGAAAATAACCCAGACGTATTCTTCTATGGTGTATCTGAAGGTGGTTATATCTCCACAGCAGATGTTAACGTATCTAGACACAACTCCGTTAAGTATGAGGCTAGTAAGTTCTCTATCAAAGGTAATGTCACAATTATCGATAGTAACACTTTTGCCTATACACTTAACGAGATTCCCGAAAGACCATCTTACACATCCGCTGATACAGAACTCTCATATGTAACTTCCTCAGAGACTGCTCTAGGTGGTGTTGGTGGATTGAATATCATCTTCAGTGGTGAGAACTTCCCCAGCCTACCTGATTTCGAAGGAGTTCAGTCTGAGTATGGTCAGAACGCAACTATCAGAGCAGAGTCTGATGACATTGGAACAGTTGCTTCTTATAGAATTCAGAACGCTGGTTGGGATTATTCCGCTGATAATACACTTAGACCATTTGGTGTTATTCAACCAACTATCAAGTTTAGTGATAGTGACTTTGTTACTGACGTTATTATCCTTGATGGTGGTAATGGATATCAGAGTCCCCCTAATACAGTTCTAGTTGACTCTGTAACAAGGGAAGTATCTGATAATGGATCTATTCTCCTAGAAGTACAATCATCCACCATCTCTAACGTTATTGTCGAGGTTGCCCCTTCTGGTGTATCTAAGGATATTCAGGAACTATGGACTATCGATAATAGTAATGGTGTTCCTATTCTACTCATCGATACCATTGATAATATTTCTGGTGTTGTTACATATACAGTACAAACTCCTATTGAGGGTTATGAAAACCCACCATTCGTGGTTGGTGATAGAGTATTTGTTGAAAATATTCTAATAGATCCTGGTGCTCCTGAATCTAAACTCAACTCCGCTGACTATGGATACAAGTTCTTAGAGGTTGTTAGAGTAACACCAACAAACCCAATTACTGTTGGTATTCAGTATCCCGAAGATGCTATCAATAACCTAGGTTATGGTAATACTTTCCAGCAAGCATTCTCTGGTATCGTTAATGAGAAGATCTATCCCAAGTTTGCGGTACAACAAACAACTGCAGTTTTGATAGAAGGTGAGAGACTTTCCATCTTTGATTCTTTTGGTAATCTAGATGAGACTGACCTAGTTGTGGAAGAGTCCAACACTAGTTTCTTCAAGGTTACTGGAAGTTATGACTTATTGGTAGGTGATGTACTCAAGGGTAACAATAGTGGTGTTATTCTAACCGTCACTAGTATTGATAGTAGTGGATGTAGGTATCAAGTTGATTCTATCTCCAGAATTAATACTGGTTGGAATGACAAAACAGGTTTCCTTAACGAGGAGACTCAGAACCTACCAGATAACGACTACTATCAAAACCTTTCTTACTCCATTAAGAGTACAATTAACTTTGAGGAACTTATTAACCCAGTAAACAGACTAGTTCATCCAGCTGGTCTAAAGAACTTCTCTGATACTAAGATTGAGTCTTCTGGTGATGTTGGTGTTGGTATTGGTATTAGTGATACTGAGGGAACAATTACTATTGATCTCATTGGTCTAACCGATGTGGCACAAACTCCACTAAGAGTTGATCGTATTAACGTATTTGACCTTGGTTGGGATGCCAACGTTAATAATAACAGATCTAATGCTATTAGATTACAGAGTAAAACTCCTAACAAGAGATTAACTGACTATATTGAAGTTCGTACTAACAGAGTATTGTTGCACGATGATATTAGTAATAAATTCATTGACGCCGACAACTCTGGAGAACAGGATCCATACTCTGAATTTAACATTATCACTAGTGGATATACCAGAGCTCTACTTCAGGCAAGAAACCCCTTTACAGATCAAGTTCAATTTACTGAAATTATTGTTCTATCAGTTAACAATGATGCGTTTACTCTAGAGAAAGCAACAGTATCTGACAATGATCTTGGTTATGGTATTTTTGATGGTAAGTCATTAGCAAGTAGTGAATATCAGATGAGATTCACTCCCTTTGATTTGGAAACATTCGATGCTGATCTAAAACTACTATCCCACAAGTTTATCTTCACGAATCAATCACCTGCAGAAATTGGATATGTAAAACTAGCTGGTGATACTATATCTGCACCAGGTGCTTCTAGTACCCAAATATATGGAGCTAGTAACAGCAATAACAAGGCGGTTGTTATTCACACAAATGTAACAGTATCTAGTGGTCAAGTTTACTACTATGAGTTTTATGCCTTCACTAACGGTACTGATGTATATTATGCACCTTATGGTTATAGTAGTGATGCAGTAACCGATTTCAGTGCTAATTTGGGTGGTGAATTTACTGCAACATTACGGAATGGTAAGTTAGCAGCATACTTTACCAATAATACTGATACTGCTATATCACTTACTAATAAAACTATTGAGTATAAGCAAACTCCTACTGGAGATTCACCATTTAGGTTTAAGAAAGATAATGTTCCAGATGACCAAGAAAGGAGCATTATTCTAGACACGGTATCTACAACTACTGTTAGTGATCAAGTAACAGAGGTATTCAGATATGATTCCACTCTATTCCAGAGTGTTAGATCTGTGGTGTTTATCTCTGGCACTGATTTTGGTGCTATTCATCAGGTAATGACTGTCAATAGTAATAGTTCTACTTATACTGAGGTATATCCCTTTATCACTGATGGTGATGAGGTAGATTCTACTTCTGGTATTGGTACCTTTGGTTCCTCAATGGATGGAGATGATATGGTCTTGGAGTTCTTCCCAGACTCTGCAATCCCAACTCAGGGAGTAACTATTACTGCCTATAATGAAACTTTCTACAGAATACTTGATACAGACAACTACACAGCTACTAGACCACTAAGGTATTCTGCCAGTGAAGAGAATTACTACCTAGAAAGGTATATTGCTCCTCTAGGTCAGAGAAACAACCTACTTAGATTCCCCCTAACATATAAAGGAAACCCAATTTATGAGAAGCAATTTGATCCAGAACAGGTAATCACATTAAGTGACGCCACATTTAATTTTAAAGATCACTTCTTTAGCCCAGCAGAGGAACTATATTATCTACCAGATACAACTTTACCTGATGGTATTTCTTCTCCCATACAGATTCAACCAGTAGTCGATTATAGAGGTATTACTACCTCTACAATGCCAGACAGAGTATATGCTATCAAGAGAGATCTAAACAGATTACAACTGGCAGCAACTCCAGCTGATGCACTTGGTGCTAATGAAATTATTATCACTGGGTTTGGTAGTGGTATTGGTCATAGACTGGGTATGATGAAGAAACTGGAGAAGACTATAATCACCATTGATGGTGTCATACAAGCTCCCATCACAAACGCACTTAAGTCCTATGTTCTAGACGCACCACTAGCTATTGATGATGAGTACGCAGTTCTAACTGGTATTGGTACTATTCGTGTTGGTGACCTATTGTTAGTCAACAAAGAGTTCCTCAAGATTGATAATATTGGTTTATCTACATCAGCAACTGGTCCCATTAGTAATACTGGTACTTTCCCTCTAATTCAAATTAGTAGGGGTGTTGTTGGTTCGGAAGCAACTCCTCACGCCAATGGCACTACACTTGACTTATATAGAGGTAGCTTCAATGTTGTTGAAAGTGATGTTGTATTCACTGAAGCACCATCTGGTCGTGGTTCAATCAACATTAACGAGTCTAACCTAGTTCAAGTTAACTCCTCATATCAAGGAAGAACCTTCTTACAAAGGGAGTATGATCAGATTGCACTATTTGATGATATCAGTGATTTGTTCAATGGTATTGATTATAACTTCAACCTTACTTCCGCCGGTAGTACTATTGGTGAAGTTGAGAATGGATCTGGTGTTCTAACTATTAACGATATCTACCAAACTCCTACAACTGATAACAACGCAGGTAACAACTATTTCTATAGTTATGGAGCACAAACTGGTATCAATAGTGTAACCTTTACTGGTATTACTTCTAGTAACGGACAACGGGTTGAGTCTATATTTGATATCAACCAGAACCAAATTCCTCGTGGTGGTGTTATTGTATCACTAGGTTCCACACCTGGTTTGGGATACGCACCACTATATGGAGCAAAAATAACTCCAGTAGTTACTGGTGGTGTTATTACTGATGTAGCCACAACCAATCAAATTGGAATTACAACTGATGTTCTCTGGGCTGATTATGATGAGACAACTGGTGACCTAGTTGTTTCTGGTATCGGTTCAGCACTAACCACAGAGTTCAACATCACAGATGCTGACTATCGTAACACCTCCGGCATCCTAATCCTCACGAGCGCAACTTCTCTACTATCTACGGGTATCAACCCTGGTGATATCATGTATTTGAGAGGTATGAGTTTCTCTTGTACTTCTGGTGGAGCACCCGCTACACTAACATACCCAGACCAAGACCCAGTATATGCTGTGGATAGAGTTATAGATGAGTTTAGGTTCTCTGTGAACGCTGGACTATCCACTATTCCACATACTTATGTTTCTGGTGGTACTTGGCAGAAGTATTCAGCATTCCAGTTTGGACGGGAACAGATTAATCCTAAACAGGTTTATCTAAATGGTTTGGAGTTTGATTGTACTAATAGTCCCTTTATCACTACTAATATTTTCCCTGATAATTTCGAGTCCGCATCTTTCGTTACTCGCGACGATGACGCACACTTTAGACTAAGCGTTGGTATTGCTAGTTTCTCACATGATTATGTGGGTGGAGGTACCTTCGGTCAGTATATCGAAAACAACCCTGGTTCTGGTTATTTGGAGAGAGTTTCTATAGCAGTTACTGATCCAAACCATAGTGGAACAGTCGCAGAGATTGTTGGTACCCCAATCGCTGGTGGTGAGTTATCATTCACTATTATTGATGGTGGTTCTGGATATAATCAACCAACTACTGATATCTCCGCACCTGATCCAGCATACTATAACCTCCCAATTAAGGGTATTTACAGAAGAGAGGTTGGTTTTACATCCGTCACTGGTAGGAACCTCTTCGTAACTGTTGAGGTATCCGCAGCAACCACAACTGCAATCGGTCGTAGTGAGTTCTTTGAAGTCAGTGGTTATCAGATTACTAACCAAGGTTATGGTTTCCAAGAAGGTGATGTCATTGAGGTTGTTGGTATTCCTACTGATAAGAATCTATCACAACCTATAGAACCCTTTGAACTTACAGTTCTAGACACCTTCACTGATAACTTCTCCTCTTGGAACTTCGGTGAAACCGACTATATTGATAGTATCAAGACGTTGCAGGACGGGTCGAGAGTTACTTTCCCACTCGCATACAAGGGTGAAGATTTATCCTTCGAATCAAATCCTTCTGATGAAAATTCTGCGGCAATTGATTTAGATGCTATCCTACTCATCTATCTGAATAGTGTTCTACAGGTTCCTGGAGTAAGTTACGAATTCACTGGAGGTAATACATTTACATTCGTAGCACCACCGTTCCCACAGGACGATATTGATATCTACTTCTACCGAGGTAAGAGGAATATTGATAGTATCGTGGTTACCGAAGTTGATGAGTCTATCAGACCTGGAGATCAATTACAACTTGTTAAAAATAACAAGTATAACGATAACAACACTGTGGATTTGACTAAGACACAGGATCTCAGAACGGTTACCGAAATTGCTTCTTCTGATACAGTTAGAACGAACCTTTACTTTGGTAACAACGATCTAGAAACTATAAAAGAAAGACAAGTCGGTTGGGAAAAACAGAAGAGAGACATCTTCCTCTATGGTGAACCCGCACCTAAGACGAGAGATAGTTTGGAACCTGTTATTGTACCAACAGCGGCGATCATAAGAGACGCCTCCAAGACAGAAACTGAGATATTCATCAGTAACTCTGAAATCTTCCTTTATGAGGAACGTGTTCCTGGTTCTAGTATTGTCTTAACTAATATTAGTGGTGAGATCTTTAGACCGATTCAGTATAAGTATGACCCACAAGTACCATTCGAACCCGCGACACTTCGCGCGAATGTTAATAACAATGGCCAAGTATCTTCAATCACTATTGTAGAATCAGGTCAGGGTTATCCATCAAGTACTGAAATTACTGTTGGTGTTTCTTCTACCGGTGATAGAGCAGAGATTGGTACTGTTATCTTCAACCCAATTGATGGATCTATCATTTCCACTATCCTCACCAAACCTGGATCTGGTTATGATCAAAGTAATCCACCATTTGTTCTCATTGAAGAACCACAGGTGGACATTGAACCTTTGGAACTTATTCCAAATATACAAGGTTTCAGTGGTATTGTTACTGGTATTCAGGCAACTACAGGTTCCTCTGGGGCAACCAAGGGTATCAGGGTATTCTACACAGTGGAAGCCGACATTGTTGCTTCTGAACTAAACGCAGGTTACTCTGTTGTTCTATCTGGAACTCCAGTTGGTAACGGTGTTGAGACTATTGGAAGTAACGCGGCAAGTGTAGTTGGTTTTGGAACACAGTTCTTAGACGCAGTTTATGAAGTTAGGACGAATGTTGTATTGGGTCGTAACGGTTTCTGGGAAGCAAACGTAACAAACGGAACTAACATATCTGGTATCGATATTGTCGGTGGTAACCTCGGAGGTTTCAACTGGGGTAGGTTATCAAATCTAGCAAGGGATCCAGACTTAGCACTTTCCTATAACGTGGATGGAAATACATACTCACCTAATATGGATAACTACCCAACTCTTAAGAGGAGTAGTGAAGGTCTCCGTAACGAAGGTGGTATCGCTAAGAAGGTTCTGTAGGTTGTTATAAATAGGGTTTAGGTACTGTATCCTAAATCCTGCTTATACACAATGTCTGCTCTAATCACGGATGATTTTAGGCTGTTTAATGCCGACAATTTCATCGAATCTGTAACCGATCCTAATAACTCATATTATATCTTCATAGGTCTCCCCAACCCAGTTGGTCAGACATATGGTAGATCTACTAATTGGAATAACGATCCACCACAACCTATTGATAACTTCTCATACATCCGTCATTGTTATGACACTATGATGTATGGGAGAAGAGTAACGCCTGGAAATATCAAACGAGTGATACGTCGTATTAACTGGGTCAAAGGAACCAGGTACGATCAGTATCGCGATGATTACAGTGTAAATAATGTTTCACCCAATACTGGTTCTACTCGGTTATACGATGCCAACTATTATGTTATTAATAGTGAGTTTAAAGTATACATTTGTTTAAGTAATGGATCTAATGGAAATAACCCCAAGGGTGCTGGATCTGAGGATGAACCTAACTTTATAGATACCGAACCATCAGCAGCTGGTTCTAGTGGTGATGGATACATTTGGAAGTATTTGTTTACAGTATCTCCTTCCGACGTTATCAAGTTCGACAGTACTGATTTTATTACTGTACCCAATGATTGGGATACAACAGATAACTCACAGATTGTTGCTATTAGAGAAAGTGGTGATTCTATCATCAACGATAGCCAACTAAAACAAATCTATGTTGAAAACCAAGGTGTAGGATACGCTGGTGGAGTAGGACAGGAGTTACCTATTATTGGTGATGGAGAGGGTGCTAGAGCTATTATTGATGTAAACTCTGGTCGTATTACTAACGCCATTATCGCTAAGGGTGGTAAAGGATACAGTTGGGGTCTAGTTGACCTTGGTACTATTAACCAGAGTGCAACACAGGCAGCTAAGTTGGATGTTATTATCCCACCCTCAAGAGGACATGGTTTTGATATCTATCAAGAACTAGGTACTGATAGAGTTCTAGTATATGCTCGTTTTGATGACTCTACAAACGACTTCCCTATTGATACTCAGTTTGCTCAGATTGGTTTACTTAGAAACCCAACACTAAACGGTTCTAACCAGACATTTACCGAGAATACTTTCACAGCTTGTGATTCACTTAAGATGTTATCATTTAGTGGTGACGTAGAAGTTGGGGATGTTGTATTCCAGAATACTTCAGAAGGAACTGCTAGGGGATATATTGTTTCCTTTGATAAAGAAACAAAAGTCCTGAAGTATATCCAAGATAGGTCACTATCTTATAACCCTGTCACATACGACAATACTGACTATGTTGGTATTACAACCAGTGGTAGGAAGTTTTCTTTTGAATCCAATGTGAATCCAGTTACCACAGACACTGGTTTCTTAGCTACCGTTGATACAACCTTCAATGGTTCTACAGAAACAGTAGGTTCTAAATCAGTAGAACTTGGTGTGGAGTTCACAAATGGAGTTGCAGTATCGGAGATAAATAGACAGAGTGGTCAGATACTTTACTTGGATAATAGACCAGTAGTACCAAGGAATCCACGACAAAAAGAAGACGTTAAGATCATCTTGGAATTTTAGTAAATGTCTCAGATTAACCTAGATACCAGCCCATACTTTGACGATTTCGATCCGTCAAAGGATTACTATAAAGTGCTCTTTAAGCCAGGTTTTCCTGTTCAGGCAAGAGAACTCACTACTCTGCAATCTGTTCTACAGAATCAGGTTAGTAGCTTTGGACAACACCTCTTCAAAGAGGGATCCATGGTTATACCTGGTAGCATTACATATAATCCCAATTACCAATCTGTTGTTCTAAACCAACAACAGGGTGGTGTTAATGTTTCCTTTTACACCGAAGAACTAGTTGGTAAGGTTATTGAAGGTAAGAATAGTGGAGTTACCGCAAAGGTTATCGACTTCTTACTACCACCAGCTGAGGGTGTAACCACTCCAACGATATTTGTTTCATATATCAGTAGTGGTTCTGACGAAACGACAAGTGTTTTTGATGATAATGAGGAGTTAATTTCTACTTCTGATATCGTATACGGTAACACTACTATCACCACTGGAACAGTATTTGCTAGTACTATTTCAAATGAATCCACAGCAACAGGTTCTGCTGCCCAGATTAGGGATGGTATTTATTTTATACGTGGGTTCTTCACTCAGGTTCGTGAGAGTGTTGTAATTCTAGACGCGTTTGATAATACTCCCTCATACCGAGTTGGTCTTCAGATCACAGAGAAGGTTATTACTGCTGGTCAAGATAACTCATTATATGATAATGCTAAGGGTTTCAACAACTTCTCAGCACCAGGTGCCGATAGACTAAAAATATCTACAAAACTCATTAAGAAACCACTTGATGATTATAATGATACCAATTTCGTAGAATTGCTACGCATTGATACTGGAGAGACTAAAAAGATAGCTGTTAATAGTGATCTTAATATCATTAAGGATTACTTGGCACAGAGAACCTATGAGGAATCTGGTAACTATACCTTATTTGGTATGGGTATTAAACTTGCCGAGTCATTGAGTGATAACCTAGGTAATGGTGGTGTATATCAGTTTAACCAGACAACAGCAGATGGTCAAGTACCTACTGACGATCTAGCTGTAGTAAAAGTTTCTTCTGGTAAGGCATATGTTCGTGGGTATGACATCAATAACCCTGGGACTGTTAATTTAGATGCCAACAAACCCAGAACAACAGCTAATGTTGAGTCAACATCCTTCCCCTTTGAGATGGGAAGTAAGTTCTTCATCAATAACGTCAAAGGAACTCCTGTCATTGGTTTGGCTGTTAACGATAATATCGTTCAGTTGTATAATGGTCGCCTAGACTCCTCAGGAAACTCCACAGGAGACCTTATTGGTGAGTCTCGTGTATATTCCTATTCTTTGGAAGACGGACCCTATACAGGTGATTCTACACCTTGGGAACTATATCTGTATGATACCCAAATCTTTACCAAACTAACTCTAAACGTAGATGCTACTGGTAAGATTCTAACCTCATATAAAGTGAAAGGTCTTAGTAGTAACGCTACTGGTTATGTTCGTTCTATTAGTAATAAGGATATAGTTCTAACTCAGGTATCTGGTGAGTTTGTAAGGAACGAGGCTATTTCTGTTAATGGTAGAGTAGAAAACTCCTTCAGTGTATCATCTCTTGAGAGCTACAGAAACAATGATGTTAGATGTATCACTCAAGCAAGTTCTTCACTAGACCCTAATATTCAATTTGACTTTAGTGCTGATACTCTTCAGTATTCTAGTGTTCCAACTGGATTCACAGCCTCAGATTCAGTGTCAATTACTACTGGTGGTGTAGTTAAGTGTCCTGGAAGATTCTTTAATGCTTTCAGAATTGGTGATATTGTTGGTTATCAGAAATCTGGTAGTGAACTCATTACACTTAATAAGGTAACAGCAATCAATGCTGCTGAGACTAACATGACTGTTAGTGCAATTGCAAGTGTTACTGGTGTTTGTGATGGTACTCGACCAACATCAACAACTAGATCTCGTATTAGATTATACAGCTCCAGAATTCTCAATCAGGAAAACTCCCATCTATACGCAGCTTTAGAAGAGAGGAATGTTTCCAGTGTTGATTTGGCATCATCAAACCTTAAGTTTGTTAAACAGATTAACAACTTATCTACTGATGCTAATGGTTTTCTAACTGTAAATGAATCTGCACTAGATGTAACAGGTGCAACATTCGAAGCATTTGATCAGGAAAGATATAGCATTCATTATGCTGATGGAACCACACAAACTATTAGATCCAATCAGGTTGTTATTACAGGATCTAGAGCTGAATTTTCCAATCTACTACCCAGTCAGACAACCAATGTAACACTTAACTGTACTGCCATTAAGTCGGGTATTAAGTCAAAAACTAAGGTTTTGGTTAGGTCTGAAAAATTAGAAGTTAATAGGGCGTCTAGTGGCATTTCAACTACAGCTCAAGGTCTGGAGAGAAGTGAATACTATGGTATGAGAATTGATGATGAGGAAATCTCAATCAACGTATCAGATGTAACTAATGTTGTTGCAGTATATGAATCACTAGACTCTGGAACTGCGACACTAGATACTCTAACATTTGTTAATGGTCTAGACTTAGACATTAGAGTTGTAGTTGGAGAAAATATAAAAGGTAGTACCAGTGAATCTATTGCTAGGGTTGTCTCAGTACCATCACCAGCATCAATAGAAATTGTATACCTCACTGAAACAACTTTCGAAGTTGGTGAGACAATTACATTTATAGAGTCTAAAGTTGAAGCCAACCTCCAGGCTATTACACAAGGTAACTACAGTAATATTACAAGTAGATATTCACTTGATAAAGGACAAAGAGAACAGTTCTATGACTACTCCCGTATAGTCAGGAAAAGGAACGCCAAAGCACCTAATAAGAGATTACTAATAATCTATGATAGATTTGCTGTACCAATTAATGATAAAGGTGACTTCTACACTGCCAATAGTTACACAGAGGAAGACTTCGGTCCGAGTGTTCCTATGTTGTCTGATGGAACCCTGCGCGCTTCTGATACCTTAGATTTCAGACCCAGAGTAGCCAGATTTACTTCAATAAACTCCTCACCATTTGACTATACTTCTCGTGACTTTGGTGACAACGGCAATACTGTTGTTCTAGTAACAAAACCAAATGAGAGTATGGTTCTAGGTTATGATTTCTATGTTGGGAGAAGGGATCGTGTTGTATTAAATTCCGATGGTGGATATTCTATCCTTGAGGGTACTCCAGCCAAGTTCCCAACACTACCTAGCATTACTGACAATGTGATGGAGCTCGCCCAGCTAAATTACCCACCATATCTTTATAATATCGAAGACGTTCAAGTCACTCTGGTTGATAATAGACGTTATACGATGAGAGATATCGGTAAGTTGGAAGACCGTATCGAAAACTTAGAAGAAGTTACCTCACTTTCACTATTGGAGAGGGAGACTGAATCACTACAGGTCCTAGATGAGGATGGTAATGATAGATTCAAATCTGGTTTCTTTGCTGATGACTTCAATACCACAGATTTCATTGACAATGATTATGAAGATACAAACATTGATGTTGAACCTTCCAGTTCCCAACTAGTTACTAGACAACTCTTCGCTACTATTCCACTAAGACCACAACTGTCTGCAAGACTTGACGAAAACGCAGTAGACTTCAATGATAACTTGCCGTTATCAGATGGTAATTTGAGAATGAATGGTGGTTTAGTTACATTGGGATTTAATGAAGTTCCTTGGATTAATCAACCTCTAGCATCCAAAACAGAGAATGTCAACCCATTCAATGTTATTCTATTTAATGGAGCTATTACACTAAATCCTGCTTCTGATGAGTTTGTTACTACTAGGCAAATACCTGGTAATACTAGAAATGTTAATGTATTTGGTGATGGTGACAGTTCTAGTTTTGATAGGACATTTGTTGCAAGTACAGATGATGCACAGTGGATGCGGGCTCGTAATGTTGGGTTCCATGCTCATGATGTTAAACCCTTCACAGAGTTTTATCCATTCTTAGATGGAACTTCTGGTGTGGATATTGTACCCAAACTAGTTGAAATATCAATGCTCCACAGTTCTTTCATTGTTGGTGAAAGAATAATTTCCCAAACGAGGAGAATCAGTTTTGCAGCTAGATTGGCTGCACCTAATCATAAGGAAGGTAATTTCCGCAATCCAACTAGAAGGTTTACCGCAAACCCATATAATAGAAACCAATTGTTACCTGGTGCATACTCCGCATCATCTACAGTTCTCAATATTGATCTCAACTCCTTAGCAGACATTGGGGATGAACGTTTCTTTGGTTTTGTTGAACCAGGACTCAGACTAGTTGGACAATCTAGTGGTGCTATTGCTGTAGTTAGCCGAGTTAGGTTAATTGCTGATACATTCTCTGAACTATATGGTGCTTTCTGGTTTAGAGATCCATTCTCAACCCCAACACCTTCGTTTAGACTCGCTACTGGTGTTAGAACATTCCGTTTGACATCTAGTAGAACTAACGCCCCCTCGGTACTTGGTCAAACAGCGGTATCTTTCGCAGATGCTAACTTCCAATCCAGTGGTTTGATTCAAAATAGACAAACTGATACCACAATAACAACAGTTAGACCTCTACCTCCGGTACCGGCACCAATCATAATCCGACCACCTGCACCGATAACTGTCGTTAACGTTACCGAAACAACAGTTATTAATATTACCGAAGTAGTACAACCGCCCGAGCCACCACGACGTTCCTTCTGGGATTTCTTCCCTAGGGATCCATTGGCACAAACATTCCGTGTTGACGAGACTGGTGCATTCTTGACCAGTGTTGACCTGTATATGGCTAAGAAGTCTAATACTGATAACTTAATTGTTCAGATTAGAACTACAGAGTTAGGTACTCCAACGGAAGTTATTCTTCAGGATTATGCAGAAGTTATCCTATCACCAGATGCGGTTAATGTATCATCTGATGCAACTGCCGTAACTAAAGTTAATTTTGAATCACCAATTTTCCTAGAAGCTGGTGTGACTTACGCTCTTGTATTACTTGCTCCAACCACTGATGACTATGAAGCGTTTATCGCTGTTATGGGTGAGGAGAACCTCGCTGGTGATATCGATCCCAACTTGAATCTAAATCAAGGTGCTGACGCTCCACCAGTTAATCTTCCAGGAACTGCTATTATCTCCCAACAGTATCTTGGTGGTTCACTATTCAAGTCACAGAATGGTAGTATCTGGACCCCAACTCAATTCGAGGACCTAAAGTTCAAACTAAACAAGGCAGAGTTCACTGGAAATCCAGGCACACTATATCTCAGTAATCCAGGACTAAGGGATAGTTCAATACTACCATTTGATCCTATTGAGACATTACCTAGAAGACTCAAGGTACCTGTAACCTCTAATACTTACCCCTTCAGTCAAGGTGATATTATTAGTTCTGTTGGATCTGGTGCCACTAATACCGCTTTGGTAACTGGTGACTTGGGTGCTGTGGGTGGTCCTATAACAACACTCGATCTTACTGATCCTGGTGTTGGTTTCATTGATGGATCATATACTGGAGTTGAAGTATATCCAATCACAAGTTCTGGATCGGGTGCTGAACTAGATGTTACTGTTTCTGGTAATGTTATTACAGCAGCGACAGTAACTACTGGTGGTTCTGGATATAGAATTGGAGATACCGTTGGTATTACAACCGCTGATGTTGGTGCTGCTGGTGGTGACTCCATACTAACTATTGACGCTATTGGTGACACAGACACACTATTCCTCACTAACGTACAGGGTGAGAAAATGGTTTTGACCGAGAGTATTAAAGTACTCGATACCGTTACTGAAACTCTAAGAAGTACTGGTGTGAACATAACAGAGGAATCTGAGGTTCTAGACCCAATGTATGATGGTAGTGTTTTTATCGCAAACATTCCTAGTCATGGTATGGAAGCAGATAATAATCTGTTATCTATTTCTAATATCGCACCAGATACAATTGGTAGTCCATTGACAGCAAGAGTTAACATCTCTTCTAATAGTCTACAGATTCAGGATTCTTCTTCATTCTCTACCTTTGAGGGTATTACTACCAGTATTGGTTATGCTCTAGTTGGTGGTGAAATTATAGAATACTCTAATAGTGAAGATGGTATTATTAGTATTACTGATAGAGGAGTAGATGGTACTCCTATCGCTATCCATAGTCCCGGAACTAGAGTATTTAAGTATGAACTCAGTGGTGTATCACTAAGACGTATTAATACTGAACATCAGGTTCCTATTGATGCCCTTCTAGGTAATACCAGAGAAGTTAGTAATCTACCTATACAAATAGATAGAAGTCCTAGGATATCTGGTAATGATCAATTGAGTTTTAACCAAGAACAGACAGCAGGTGGTGCATTTGCTAGATCTTCCCAGAACTACCAATATAACAGAATTCTACCCAACCTGGGGGCATTCAGTTTCGGTGATTCTACTAAGATCAATTCCACAGTAAGAACTGTATCTGGAACAAGTGCCGGTGGTTCTGAGGTATCTTTCCTAGACGAGGGTAGTGTACCTGTCAACCTCAATGATTGGAATACTTTCCCAACTACTAGATTGATTGCCTCTCAACTCAATGAGGTGGCATATCTACAGGATCTACCAAGACAGAAGTCATTCACAATTGCTATGACACTATCTACCAGAGATCCTAATCTTAGTCCAGTAGTTGATCTCCAACAGGTTAGTTTAATTACCTCTAGGAGTTCTCTAAACAAACCAATTACTGATTATGCAGATGATCCAAGGGTTAACTTACTTGTAGGTGATCCACATTCGTCTATATACGTATCAAAGGTGGTTAACCTAGAGACACCAGCTACCTCACTAGAAGTTATCATTAGTGCATATCGTGATGAGTCAGCTGACTTCCGTGTACTATACCGGTTGTTTGGTCCGAGTTCTGGAAACTCCACAGAACCAACTTGGGAACTATTCCCTGGTTACACTAACATGCTAGATACTACTGGTAATGGTGTTGGTGATAGAACTATTGATCCTTCGAAGAACAATGGTTTACCAAACGCAGAAGTTAGGGGCAGTAACCTTGGTGAGGTATTGGAGTATGGTTATAAGGTAGATGACCTATCAGAGTTCTCCGGTTTCCAAATCAAAATTGTCTTTAGTGGAACTAACGAGGCGAGACCACCATTCTTCACTGATCTTAGAGCAATTGCTTTGGCATAATGGGAAAGAAAAGAGTTCAGGGTTTTAGGGACTTGTATCGAAATGAATCTGGCGCTATCGTTAATACCGATATCGCTGGATATCTATCGTATAAGAAAAAGAAAGACTCTGCCAAACTAAAGCAGAATCAAATTGAATCCCTAGGGGAACAGTTAGAAGACGCAAAGCAGGAAATTGAAGAACTAAAATCTCTAGTAAAACAGATGATTAATAAGAACTTATAAATATTAGAGTAATACTAGCTAATTACCATGGCAAGTGCCTACGTATCAAATATAACTATTGATCAGGGTGCTGACTTTTCTGCTAATTTCAAACTAGATGATGCAGGAACAGCTGTTCCCATCAATCTAACTAGATTTACCGCATACGGGCAACTTAGGAAACATCCTACTGCCCCTTTTGGTGTGCAGTTTGATATTAAGATCGCCAAACCAAAAACTGGTGAAATTATTATCGAGTTAAACTCAGCACAGACCTCAGCTTTAGATGAGGGTCGTTATGTATATGATGTATATCTCAAAAGCACCACGAACGGCAAAGTGTATCGTGTTGTGGAGGGAATGGCACTAGTTAACCCCGGTGTAACAGACATGCAAACTGGAATTATCCCACCTTCATACCCACCCGTCGCTATCGGACCAACTCCACCAACAGATCCTATCGAAGGAAATCTCTGGTGGAACTCTGAAGATGGACGTATGTATATCTACTATATTGATGATGACTCAGCACAATGGGTCCAGACCAATCCAAGTAGTAAAGACACAGAGAGGACTAACTGATGGCAAACTTACTCGATCAAATCGGTCAGAGAAATGTTGTTAGAGTAGTATCTCAGGGTGTTCCTGCAACACTATCTGGACTTTCAGATACAGACTTTAGTGGTATTGGTACTGGAATGGTACCAGTATGGGACGGTGATGCATTCACCCCAATAGTAGGAGGCGCTAACCAGAGTGTTTCTAATATCATCTTAACGACAAACCCAGTCACACATGCAACTGCGTGGACTGATACTATTGATGGTGGATTCTTCTAATGGCAAAACCACATACACGACAAGAACTAGTCAACTATGGATTGAGGCAGTTGGGTGCTCCAGTTCTAGAGATTAATATTGCAGATGAGCAAATTGATGATCTACTAGATGATACTATCCAACACTTCCATGAAAGACACTACGATGGTGTTGTTAGAACTTATCTAAAGTACGAATTAACAAAAGAAGATATTAAACGTGGTGGTGACTTTGATCCTATGGTGAACCCAGGTATCACTACAGTAGGACCAGTAACATATCCAAACCCACCAAAACAAATAGAAAACAGGTACATAGAGAACTCCAACTGGATTCACCTACCTGACTATGTTATTGGTGTTGAGAAGGTGTTTGTACCCCCTGAGGCAACTGGTGGCGGTGGTGTTGGTTATCCTAACCTAATTGGATCTGATGGTGGTCTTGCAGGAGGTTGTGGCGGTGGTGGCTTCGGTGGTTTAGCTGGTATGGGATACCTCAATGGTGGGGATATGATCTCATACTTTATGGCTAAGCAATGGATGGCAACATTTGATTATATGTTCAACCCAGATGCTGCCATTCGCTTCAATAAGAGAATGGATCGTCTGTATCTTGATATTAACTGGCGCCGTCTATCTGCAGGTGATCTTATTGTTGTTGATTGCTACCGAGCACTTGACCCTGAACAATTTGTAGAAGTCTACAATGATAGTTGGGTTAAGAAGTGGTTTACTGCTCTATTGAAAAAGCAATGGGGACAGAACCTAATGAAGTTCAAGGGAACCAGACTTGCTGGTGGAATTGAGATGAATGGTAGAGAAATCTACGATGAAGGTGTTAAAGAACTAGAGCAGATTAAGAATGATATGTCAAGTTGGTATGAACTTCCACCATTGGATATGATTGGTTAAGTAAAATGGTTGTTAATCCCTTTTTCCTACACGGTTCCACCCAGGAACAAAACCTGATGCAGAATCTGGTCAATGAACAGATTCAAATGTATGGAATCGAT